TTGAGTAATAATTTCATCAGGAACATAGTTCCCTTGGAATGTAGGGGAGAAGATTGCTGCTTTTGTAGCAGATACTGTCAAGTCAGAAATTAATTCTGAAGTTCCAAACTTCAGAGGATTAGTAACAAGACCGATACGACGATAATCGTTATCAATCGGGAAGTCGCCAGCACCCTCATCATAAGAGAGTTTAGCGTTAATCATTACACGGAAAGCACCAAGTTCAACAACTGCATCTGCACCATGTCCACCTGGCGGCGGAATAATAACGTCAACTTGACCTCCAGTTCCTGTACCAATACCAGTAATGTTATCAACACTCACTTTACCAAAGGTATATCCAGTTCCACCAGATGTAACAGTAGCAGAAATAACTTTACCACCATCTACAACAACAGAAACACGACCACCAGTTCCATCACCATTGATACCTACATTATCATAGGTGCCATTATTATAACCAGAACCAGCAGAGTTGATAACAACAGTATCAATTTCACCAGCAACTGCGTTTGTTTTCACCGATGTGTTGGTGAAGACAGGCATGTAATCGTTGGAGAAAAACTTGAGGACTGAAGCAACAGGAATGGTATACATGTATTTCCAACGATATCCATCACCAGTAGTGATGATGCTGGTAGAAGTACCTGTAGGTTCAACTGTGGAAGGTTTACCGTTGGGGTCCGAAGGAGATGTTCCGTTGTAAATGCATTTATAGCATTGATATTGTGAATTCACAACATAGAAGTCGGAATCATACAACTTTGTTGCACCCGAAGCAGCAGTTTTAGATGGGGAATAATCATGACGATACATGTCATAAGTAAAACCCAATCCACCCGTAGTTTGTTCTGGAGAAACCCAGTCGATTCTACGAACAACCTGAATCGTGTCAGAAGCGAGGACTCTCTTCATCGATATCATGTCATCGTAAGAACCCGAGAACTCAGAAAATGAATCTACCGCTTGAGGCGGAGAGTTTTCATTATCCCAAGTTTGTGGTCTACCAATGAAAAGATATAAACGGTCACGGGAAGTTCCCGCTGCATCGTCACTCTGAGTTGCGTCAGGACCTTCCAGTGCTTTGATGAATTTTTTCGCAGAAAAAATTCTAAATTGATCAGTTAATAGTGCTGCCATTTTGTGTAGGTACTATTGTCCTCCTGTTTATTTATGAGGGTTACGAGCGAACAGTTGCTTGATAGTCGATACTCTTGATTCTATATCTTGCACCACCGTTGCCTACGAGGTCCTCGCCTCCTAAAATTGCCTGTGCTGCGGCATTCGCACCTGTGCTATCTCCACCAGCATTGGTGAAGGTAATAGTTGGGTGCAGGTTATATGTATTATCAACAGTTTGTTTGATACCATATCCACCGTTAGTAATGGTGATAGAAGCAACTTGGTCTCCTGCTGTTGTAAGAACCGCAGTTCCAGTTGCCTGTATGTCACCAATGTTTTCAAACGCTACTGTTGGGGCAGCAGTATAGTTTGTGCCAGGATTTTGAATAATAACATCAACTACGGTGCTATCATGAGAGAACTCATAAAGATAACCACCAACACCAACGTTGACATTACCAGTATTAAATGGAACAATACTACCAACAACTAGTGTTGATGTTGCAGGATCCCAAGAAACAACTGTTCCAATTACACCAGAAGTTGCACCTGTAACAACTTCATTAACACTGTAATTTTGTCCATTAGCATTATTTGCATCAAGTTTAATACTTAAAAGTGCTGTATGTTCAACACCATCACTCAAAGCACCTGCAGTAACAATAGTTGCAAACTTCTGAGGAATGCTACCATCTTTTACATTATCACCAACTTGGAATAATGTGGTGTTTGTTCCACCTTGTGTCTCTTCAATACCATATAAAGAATTATAGATACCACCATCAAGACTAATCTGATTTGCAAAATCAGTTCCAGTATTATCTAGGTCAGCAATACCGTCTCCAGCTGCTGTTGGCAGGATATCCTGAAAAGAACTATCCGCTAAAGTAGAAGGAGGATCTGTCAATAAGAAGATAGAAGATCCAGTCGTGCTAAGAACAGTATGAGGTTGGAATCCAGATGGAGCACTAGAAGCAACACCAGCATCAAACTGTACGATAGCATCTTCAGTAGAAGGAATACCACCATCAATAAATGCTAGTTCATCAACTTCAAAAGTAACTAAAAGTTCTCTAGTCGCAGGGTTCCAATCATATACTTTTGCAATCTTATTGTTTGCATTTTCAACTCTACGAATAACTCTGTCTCCAACACTGAAATTATATGTTGAAACACCATTTGAATCATTTTGACCTGCGTCAAGAATAACCCGTTGATCATAATTAAAGTTTACACCTCTTGTCAAACCACCAAACTTACCTGCTGATTTAGAGGTATAAGTGATTGTTTCATAATTAAGAATAATTTGACCAGATCCAGGAAATGCGTCTGTAGAATCTACATAAATTTCAGAATCATTAGCTCCAACACTCTTAACCAAACCAGTAAGATAAATGTTTGATGAGTTGAATGCCTGACGTGCTCTAGTTTTACGTTTGAGTGTAACTAATTTTGTAAAGATAACATTAGGAACGGATGTATAACCAACACCAGGATCTACGATATTAATTGCTGTAATTACACCTTGATCAATAGTTGCCTCTGCTTTAGCACCAATACCACCGCCACCTGTAATTAAAATGAATGGAGGTTCTTGATAGAATTCACCAGGATTTGTAATCGCAATGGATGTAACTTTACCTAAAGTATCAATTTCAGCAGCACCTTGAGCACCCTGACCACCACCACCTTCAAAAATTAGAGTAGGAGGAGTCGCATAACTTCTACCACCATTAAGTAGTGCTAAACCAGTAACTGTTTGTACAGTAGGAGTTCCTATAGCACCAGTTCCCTCACCACCAAGAATTCTTGCTTTTGCAGGACCAAAGAAGTTATCACCCTTCTTAGTCATCTTGATATATGAAACACTACCATTATCAGCAAGAACTACATCACCTTCTGCACCTGATGGGAATACAGTTACAGGAGCAGGTGCGGTTTGTCCTTCAAATAAAGGTGTTCCATACATTTTAGGACCGATAGCATATGGATAAGTAGGATTACCGCTACCATCTTCGGTCATAAAATAAGCGTAAGTTCCGTTTGGATATTCTGGTGTTACAGCAAACTTACCATTAAATTCATCCAGTGTTCCAACACTAGAATCGTAAATATAATCTTCGGTAAGATCACCTAAAATATAACCATCCTGAACCGTTCTAATACCATGTCCAGCAGTTGTATATGCAAACAAATACAGAGCAGCAGGAGCATTTACAGGAACTGTAAATCTAATCTCACGAGTTGTTGCTAAGTTAAAACCTGACAAATATGATGCATATGTTACTTCAGAACCATCGATATAATATTTAATTCCATTTCCAGAATATAAGTTCGCAGTATTACCAATAACAACAGGATCGATACCATGCCAACCATCTTCTGTGGTAGAAATTAATAAATGTTGACTATCATTTGATGCATGATTTTGATTAAAAATGTACGTTTTACCACGATCTAATTCTAAGAACGAAGGACGAGATCCATCAAACTGAAACTGTCCGTTAGAAATAGTGACAGCGTAAGTTACTGTAGATGCTGTATTTACTTGAGGTCTAGCACCAGATAACTCAGCAGTTGTTTTCAATCTATAAGAAGAAACTTCCCTTGCTACAGCACCACTAGAATTATATCCCCAAGGTCCGTATATAGGATATCCATCAAAAGATACACCGAGAACTTTTGAGTGACCATCAATATATCGTGAACGATCAATGGTATTCGGATCGTTACTATCTGATTGATAAAAATCTTGAACGTAATAATTGTTAGTAGGAGTATAAGTTTCTGCTGAAGTATTCAGCACCATATATGCCTCATCACCAGCATATCCACCCATATATCTGTGGTATGCACAATGGAAATAAATTCTACTAGATTCATCACCATTCATCAAGAACAGTGGGGAATAGATGGATTCATAATCAGCAGATGGTGCTGAACTTAAACCCGTGCTGTCATAATATAAAGTTCCACCGTTTAATGTACCATCTTGAGTTGTGCTGAACCTGATAGGATGCCCAATACCTGCCTGATTTGATGCATCAGATTGGTTGAATTTAATTAAATAATTTGCTCTAACTTGAATATTTTCGGGAGCAAAATAGAATTGACCAGGCACAAAGGGTCCAAACTTTGCTGCATCAGGTCCAAAATCAATATAGTAAGGATTAATTGAAATTGGATCACCATCGATTCTAAATTCAAATCCATTAGAACCTAACAGAAGATCATTTGCTACAAAGGCATCTCCTGTTAATGCTCTGATGTAAACCCTAGTAATATTATTTTGATTATCTCTAACAATTTTCGCAATCTCACCTCTACCAGTTCCACCTACTTCATCAACAATTCTACCAACTTCAACATTACCAAGTGTTTCATCTAATCCAGTAACACCAACAACTAAATTTCCAGTCTCTACCTTTACATTCCAAGTGTATAGTTGAATATTACCCCAATCAAATACACCATTAGTAAGATCAAATTCATTTACAACTTTGCTTGACTGATAATAATAAACTCCACTATCATTTACAGCATCATATACATTTGTATTTTTTACATAATCATACTTTACTGTATCTACAGAAAAGTTTGTAGGTGTTCCACCTGCAGTTCCCCACTCAGGAGTATGAAGTAAAGAACCATTTGCTAATATACCAAGTGCTTTATTTTTTTGAAATTCTCTTGTGCCAACATACGGCACATCTTTACCACCACGATAAACTACAGTGTGATCAAAACTTCTATCAACAACATCTGTAGAACCACCTGGTTGTCTTTCGGTCAAGAAATGTTGAGTTGGTTTGGGGTGATTGTCACTAACCAGTCTCAATCTGTCTGTAATATCATTATTAGAAATTGTAAACGTACCTGTAGTTGGAGAGTTTGGGTGCGTTTGCCATAATCTATTGATGTCAAATGATGTGACAACGTTTGGTGTTTCTTGCTCTGGGACAATTTGTAATCTTAGAGGATCATATCCCTTTCCTCTATTCAAAACTCTTACATGAGTAATTCGTCCAGAATCAGCATCAATAATAGGATATAGTAATGCTGCTACATCAGGTGTTCCACAACCAGTCACAGTAAGTCTAGGAGGATCAGTCGGGACGTATCCAGATCCTCCATTTAATACTTTGACTGCTCTAACCCCAAATACTTCGTCAAATATTGGTTCGATTACAGCACCAGTTCCAGGAACAGTTCTTGCCATTTATTGTCAACTTACAACGTTAATAGTTCCTTGCATTGCAGCATGGATTGTACACTGATAATACAGTGTTGAAGGTGCATCCATTGGAACAGTCCAATAGAGAACCGAAGTGCCACTACCAGTTTGACCAGCAGTGTATGGTGTGCCACTTAAACCTTGAGAACTTTGAATTCTGAATGGATGAGCACCACCATTAGTAGAATTGTCAAAGGCATAAGTGAATCCTCTCTGAACATAGATCGTAGGATCATTAGTTGCAGAAGAAAAACCAGGTCCATTGAAAGTGTAATCCGATGCTCCATTAGCACCAATTTCCCACCAAACAATAGGACTTCTAACGACATCCCAAGATGTGCCGTTCCAGAATAAAGAGTCGCCCTGAACAATACCAGATACATCGGTATCAGTCAAAGCGGCAAACGTTGTTGTTAACGATCCGTCAAAATTAATTGTTAAGGTATCACCAACAATAGCAGTAGCAATGTTAGTTCCGCCAGTAACTGTCAGTGTATCTGTAACAGAGTTTGCAGTTGTAGATCCAGAATCAGCAGCAAATGTTGCAAACAAGTTTTGAGTAGAACTAGCAGTTCCAGCAGCATCATCCGCAGGAACAAATTTAGTTCCATTCCATTTTAATACTTGGTTTGTAGTTGGAGCTGCAGTTGTAATATCAACATCACTCAGCAGTCCAATACTAGAATATTCTGTTACAACCTTTGCTCGTACATCACCAGCACCACCAGCAGTAATATTAATGTTCACATAAGGGTTATCATCACCATCAACAGTGAAAAAATAACCTGTATAAGTTGCAGCGGCAGGTGCAGCACCTAAAGAAGCATATTCATTTTTATAAGAAATCTTTGTCGGGAAATCAATAGTTCCCGTGGCACCATCAAATACAGATGTTACACTACCCGCAGCAAGCGTGATATCACCAGTGCCATTCGTGGCAACAGCAATATTTCCGTTAGAAGACGAAATGATAGAGTTGCCATTTACGTCTAACGCGGAGGTTAACTGAGTATAATCAGAAGGTAAAAATGTACTTCCGTTATATCTAAGAACTTGACCAACAGCAGGGTTTGTAACACTAACCGTTAGCGTGGTTCCGTTACCAATGGCACCGTATATTTCAGTAAAGTTGTCATTGATCTTATCGCCGCCTGCACGAAGAGTATCACCTGTATTATCATTAGCAGAGGCACCAAGACCTAGTGATTGTTTAGCCATTACTCGCTACGATTTTTAGTTATTTATAGGATCTCTGGATCAATCAATTCTTCACCATAATCTGCAAGGTTAGGTGCAACATAATCATCGGGGACAGTAGTCTCAACTGCAACTGATGGATTTTGATATCCAGAACCAGTTGCACTAAGTTCAACACCCGCAACACCAACTAGTGCGCGAATATTACCATCAAAACCAGAGATGGAGTCAACACGAACTGTAGGTCTAGAAGTATATCCAGAACCACCACCAGTGACTTGAACATTCTTAATAAATCCAGATGTTAGAGATGCAGTTCCGATAGCATTTTGCCCGAATACAGATCCCAAATAATCGAATGTGATAAGAGAGTTGGAGGATTCAATAACCGCAACTTCTCTGTCTGCAGTCTCACCTTGGATCTCAATAAAGTCACCAGGTTCAACAGGAGGAACAACCTCAGCAGCATCAACGTCTGCCTCAGAACCAACGTAAGAGAAGGCAACGAATGTGGATCCAAATCTAGGAACTTCAGTAAAGATAATTCTAGAACCAACAATTTCAAAACCAATGCCAGGTTCCTGAATAACACCATTGAGAGAAACAATGATATTATTTTCAGGTCTGATAGTGCTCGATTGTACACCATCAGTAAGGGTCAATGAGTAGAAAATATCATTACGTTTCAAGTTGAAAGACTGACTTAAGGAGTCGAACTCAAAACTAATGTCATCAAGTTGTCTCAGTTTACCAACATAGAATCCTGTGAACGATGCTCCCAGATCAGGTGCTTCAGTGAACTGAATGGTATCAGAGAACGCTGTGTATGCGTTAGTAGCACCAGGCGGTTGTAAGATACCATTGATAAAGATGAGCATATGTCCTGCGGGATCAGGCAGGTATTGAGTGCCATTATCAGTAGTAAGTTTGAATGATGTTTGAGTTCCGTCGAAACCTCTGAACGAACGCTTGACACGAGCTTTAATGTCTTCGACCGCCAGAATCGCTGATTTATAATTATCAGGACCCTTGATACCATCATTATCAGTGAAAGAACCAACAACCTCAGAAAGATAAAGTCTCTTATTCAGAGCAACATCTTCAATATCTTGAACTCTTGCAGCACCTGCACCAGCAGTTACAACAGTTGTAGTAATTGTTGCGTATCCAACAGGGAAATTAGTTCCAGTTCCATAATCACCAACAACATCACCATTCTGTAATGTTCCTAGAACAGGAATAACATACAGGAAGTTATTAGCAATATCTACTTCAGCAATAATTGCATAAACAGACGACTGCTGAACACCACCAACAACTTTGTAAAGTCTATTTCCTTCAGTGAATGCATTTAGACCACTGAGAACAGAGATACCGAAACGAGTGTTACCAGTAGAAGCAATTCTATCACCGACCTTGATATCAAGACCATCAAACTTCTTAACATCAATAAACTTCCTAGAAGTCTGAGGATATACAACACTGTTAACTTCAAATGTTCCAGCAAGACTTGCTGTATCAACAGATAAAGTACCACCTGTGTTAGATGTAACTGCTGCTTTATTATTGAAGAATCCAGTTGGAGTCGCAGTGAATCCACTCGTATAACCTTTGAACGGAACATCATTTTCAAATGATCCCTTAAGATCAATAATATGAAGACGATTTTCGATAGCACTGATTTGAGCGGTAGTGGAGTTTGCTGCACCAACGATATTATCAGTGATTGCCCAAGGACCTGCTGTTACGCGAACATCAAGATACTTATAGTTTGCATCTTCATGGAAACCGTATACAACACCTGTTACAGAAGGAGCACCCTGTTTGGCAACAGTCTCACCCATTGTGTAAGGACCATCAGTGATATCTCCGTCAATACGGAATCTCTGATAAACCTGAACTACGAGTCCAGAGTTTTCTTGAATCTTTTCACACTCAGCAGAGGCATCGCTAAGTAAACCATAGAAGAAATCTGCAGACTTAACACCACCACTAATTCCAATCGGAACCTCAGGATTACCATACCTAATAGCAGGTACAGTAATTGCATTCTTAGATGTAATAGTCGTGTAGTAAGTCGATTGCGCTAACTGACTTCTGATGATATTTAAATGATAACGAATAAATCTTTGAATTGTAGATTTATTGTAATTTGATGCAAGAGAAGCATCATAGAACTTGTAGAAAGATGCAAGAGGTGAAGGAGATGTTAAAGTATTATCAAGTGCCTTACCCATGAATTCTTCAAGGTTATCAAGAGTAAATGTCTTGATATTATAATCAGTATTTGAATAGAATAATTGACCAGACACTGCAGTGTAAGGATCGAGAGCACCTTTATTGAGTTTATGTCCCCAAACAAAGATTCCATTGGTTCCGTTACCAGCAAATACTGCTTCGCCATTAGCGCCTCTGACATATACCTGTGTGCGAAGTTCAGCAAAACCAAATCCAAATGTCGCTGTGATATATGCACGATACCATCCATTACCATGTGGAATAACTCCAAACGCATCTACAGTTAGACCACTATCAGGTGTAAAGATAGAACCATATGTTCCATCAGTCAAATTCAGATCAAAGAATGCTCTTTGACGTGTCGCAAGACCATCATCAAGGGCAAGATAAACACGAGTTCTGCTAAACTCACCTGCCTTAATAAAGATAGAGTAAGTAAAGGTTTGAGTCGTAGCATCACCAGTAGCACCAGTGTCAAATGTTTCATTACCAGAGTCAAACTTAACGCTAGTATTATCAAATGTCTCGAAAGAATTAATACTAAAGTTTTTATACTTGTAGTGTTCAGCGTTTGTAGAAGTAGCGATCAGTTTATCTGCA